AAGGGAGGACTCATGCATCCGATTCCGGCACTCGGCCACGCGTGCTACTGGTGATTGTAACACTTCGGTGTCATCGTCGGTAGAATGCTCATTTCGACCGGACTTACCCTTGTATAGGCTCAAGTATACTCCTAATAAGATTATACAGCCTGGGATGATGTGGACAGCACTGCTTGCAGGCTACCACATCTATATTTATACAACTGGTGAAGAGGCGATGGTTTGGATAACCATCCACCAGATCTCCAATGTGAGATATTGCCAATTCGGTGTTCATATCATAGGAGTAATCCCATGAACAAACAACATGTATTCCCCAGTAATGAGGAAATTTCATGCATTCCGAACTCGCAGATATATCGCAGGGTTGACACAATACCTCTACCAAAGGAGTTAAAGACTAACTTCCTGGACTTAGTTGTCCGGTGGTCCAAAGGATCTGGTATCCCATGGACCGTTAGCAGGTTGAAGGAGCTTAAGAACTGTATTGCACAGACTTTTGCCCATAATGGATTAATCCATTATAAACCTGAGTGGTTCAAGACCACTCCCTCGGGCAATCTAAAGGGTGCGCCAGGCGCACTCCTTAGACATGCCATGACCTCAGATGCGAATCTGAAGTCGGTCCTTATGCTATGCAATATTTATAGCATCTGGAAGAGGAAGGCAGTTAATGTTGAGCTTGAAGAGGAGATTGTAAATTCTATACAATCAAATCCCGTCCCTGCTTATAGCACGGATTATGGGCGACGAAACAGGAATACGCTTTGTCCGCGTATTCATGTGGCATTGGGAAGGTTAGGTTTATCTAACAAACTTGTGGTAGACAAACCCATCCCAATACTCCAATCGTTACCTGGGAAAGCGTCCCATGTTTTGAGAATTCCTGATGATTTTCTAGACATCAAGAATTCAAAATACTGGACCTCCTTTGGAGGCCTAGTAAGGGATGCTTTTGGAGCTGAACCAGTGGCAATTGATATGTCCCCACCCTTGGATGAGGTGGGATCAATTCATATCACCCACGAACCTGGTCTTAAAACAAGGTATTTCGCATCACCAAATGTGATACTACAACGAGCTTTAGAGCCTCTTAAAGACGCTCTATATCGAGTTGTAAACAAATTACCTTGGGATTGTACCATTAATCAGCGTAAAGCTGATGATATGATCCAAGACAAACTGAGAGCCGGTAAAACGGTTTATTCTGTTGATCTTTCAAAAGCAACAGATCACTTTCCGTGGGCAATCCAACGGACAGTGCTTAGTTTTCTACGGAGATCCAACTCTGTGAGAACTAAGAATTCAGTCAGGTTGTTTTCTGCTATTGTGAGTGATGGAAATTGGGAAGCCCCTCTCCCATCTTACCTTCGGTTAGAATGGGATGAAGGTTTACCTTTAGAAAGTAAACCATCCACTTATATACGGGAAACCGTCAAGTGGACGAAGGGTCAACCCTTGGGCCTTGGTCCAAGCTTTTTCCTCTTTACCATTTCTCATGGGATCGTGCTTTACATCCTTAATGGATGTAAATGGGATAGCGATTTTTGGGTTCTTGGAGATGATGTGGTAATCTTCTCCGAGCAATTGCATTCTAAATACCGAGCTTGGCTCGGGGAGAATGAAATTGAAGTTTCAGAAGCAAAATCTTTTGCTTCTTCATCTTTCGCCCAGTTCGCTGGGGTGAGTTTTACACCTATTCGGAAGTTTTGGCTCCCGAAATGGCAGGAACTTACAAGAGAAACTCTCTTAGACGCCCAAGCCTGGTGGTATCCAGGATTACTCAAAGGATATAAAGATGAGGAGTTAATACTCCAAATCCTAGCCCTTCCAGAACCTTATGGTCTTGGTTGGAATCCTAAGGGTATCCCACTCGACGCACGTTTATCGCAAGAAACGGTAAACAACATTGTTGAGGCAGAATCGGAACGTAAATCTAGGCCTAGGCCTCGATCTACTGAGATATCTGTATCCAAACTTACGAATGCGCTTGCGCATCACGGTAAGGATATTGACTCCTATGTCTATTTTCTAAGGAATTTAGATCCATTGGAGCCAGTCAGATACCGAGAGTCGACCAGACTCTTCCGAAATCCGG